AGAATTCAGATATCTTGGAAACAAAGCAACTACTTCTAGTTTACTGACAAGTAATCAGTTTAAGTTTGAGATTGATAGGATTCCTATATTTTCTAATTTTGTCACCGCAGTTAATGCGCCAGGAATAGAATTTATAAGTGCAGATTTAAATACTTCCTTTGGTGTTAGTATACCAACTGCCACAGGCAAGTATATTTTTGAAGATCTAACTGCTCAATTTTTGATAGATGAGAACGTAGAGACTTGGAGAGAAATATACGAATGGTTGATAAGACTTGGACCTATGAATGAAAAAAGTCAAGAAATTATGTACAATGATTGTTATGATTCCACTACAACTGCTCAATTATCAATTCTCAATAGTGCGTATAAAAGTAAATTTAAATTTAAATTTTACAACTTATTTCCAATATCTCTAACCGGTTTTAGTTTCACGACAACTGCAAGCGATTCTATACAAGTTATGGCTTCAGTTACTTTTAGATATTCTTATTATGATTTTTCTGTTATTGAGTGAGGTATAAATGAATGTTGAAGATGTCCGCAAAATGGTAGAGGTTGATTTGGTTATTGACGAATCTAATTTACATGAAGAATCCTTAAAAACTCCACAACTGCATAATAAATATTTGGTTTACTTAGAAAATAGTAAATTAGCATTGCAGATGTTATTGTTTGAGGAAAAAAAATTAAAAAAACTAAAATGGTTATATTACACTGGTAAGTTATGCGAAGAGGATCTTCGAGAAAAAAATTGGGAACCTTTTGAGTATAATATACTTAAAACTGATATTCCTATTTTTCTAGAATCAGACGAAGATTTAAACAAATTAAAAGCCAAACTAGAAATACAAAGATCGCTTGTTAATTATTTAGAGGAAGTAATAAAAATAATTAACTCTAGACAATGGAATATAAAATCTGCAATAGAATGGATTAAATTTACACAGGGTGTTTAATGGAAATAAAAGTTAAACAGAAAGACGCAGTTAATCTTTTTGTTGATTGTGAAAAATCAATAGCAAAAGAACTTAATCAGTATTTTACTTTTTATGTTCCTAATTATCAATACACACCTGCATATAAGAAAAAAATATGGGATGGTCAAATAAGACTTTTTAATCTTTATGGTAAAAAAATATACTGTGGTCTACTGGATTATATAAATCAATTTTGTCTGGATAGAAAATATAAAATAGAATTAAACTTACATGACTATGAACAGGTAATAACAAAAGATGATTTTTTTGATTATGTAAAGAGTTTAAACTTAAAACATACACCATATGCACATCAACTTACTGCTTGCTACCATGCACTAAGAACCAACAGAACTTTGCTCCTTTCTCCAACAGGAAGTGGTAAATCTTTAATCATATACATTTTAATTAGATATCTCTTAGATTTAAATTTCGATGTAAATAAGATTTTAGTGGTCGTTCCTACAGTGGGTTTAGTTAATCAACTATATCATGACTTTGAATCATATTCAGAAAAAAATAAATGGGATGTTAATGCCAACACCCATAGAATTTTTTCTGGTCAGGATAAAAAAACAAGTAAAAAAATAGTTGTATCTACTTGGCAAAGCCTGTATAATATGCCAAAAGAGTTTTTCTCTGAGTTTGATGCAGTGTTTGGAGATGAATGTCATCTATTTAAATCAAAGTCTTTGGTATCATTAATGACTAAATTAGAAAATGCATATTTCAGAGTTGGTACTACCGGAACATTAGATGGGACATTAACCCATAAATTAGTTCTGGAAGGTTTATTTGGATCTGTGTTTAAGGTCACAAGCACAAAAAAATTAATAGAAAAGCAACTATTAACAGATGTAAAGATAGATTGTTTAAATTTACAATATCCAGAAGAAGAAAAAAATAACCTAAAACGAGCAACGTATCAGGACGAAATTAAATATATTATAGAAAATAAACAAAGAAATAAATTCATTAAGAATTTAGCTTTGAGCATAAAGGGAAACACTCTGCTTCTTTTTAATTATGTTGATTTACATGGGAAGGTTTTACTTGAACTAATTGAAAATGAAAAGAAAGATAAAAAGGTTTTCTTTATATACGGTGGTACAGATGCAGATCAAAGAGAAAATATAAGAAAAATTTTAGATAAAGAGGATAATGCAATATTAATAGCTTCATACGGAACTTGCTCTACTGGTATTAATATACCAAAAATAGAAAATGTTATATTTGCTTCCCCCTCTAAATCTGTAATCAGAGTACTACAATCAATTGGCAGAGGTCTTAGGAAATCTCAAGGTAAAAATCAAACCAAAATATATGATATATCAGATAACTTATCACATAAAAAGTACATAAACCATACGATGAAACATTTAGATGAAAGAATTAAGATATATAATAATGAAAAGTTTCCTTTTATTCTAACAAAAATAAAATTCTATGGAGATACACCATGAATTCAGCATACAGAATATTAAAACTAAAGAATGGTGAGGAAATAATAACTAAAATAGTAGAAAAAAAGAACAATAAATTTGTTCTTGAACAACCAATGATATTCAGATTAATGATGTACTCAGATCCATATACAGGAATGCAAAAAGAAATCACTGTGCTCAAGGATTGGATTTCTCATACAAATGAAAAGTTATTAAAACTTCCTGAAGATCAAGTAATATCTTTCTGTACTCCGGTCGAAGAGGCTACTATCCTCTACGATAAGGAGAAAGAAAAAAGATTAAAAAAGAAAAAAAGAACCGTGAGTAATTTTGAAGATGTGCAAAAAGATGTTGAAAATGAAATAAGTCAAATTCTAGATAACTTGTTGAAAAATAAAAAAGATAATAACAAAGATATGATGGACTTTATGAAGTCAATGGCAAATAATATGGATGACGACATGGTAGAGTTTGATATAGAATTTGAATTGGGGTTTCCATCTGAAGAAATAACAGATGAAACAACAGAAGAACAAACTAATCATCCCGACTATGGAAATCGTTGGACTGATTGGAGTTCAGATTCTAATGAATATTAGTTTTCTTTTCTCTCGTTGACACTCGAATTTTAAACTGTATAATGATTTTGTCAAGGAAAAAACATGAGTAATAATTATATTGATAATGAAATGTTCTTTAAAGAAATGTCGAAATGGAAATCAGAAGTTGTTGAAGCTGAAGAAGCAGGTGATAAAAAACCACCAGTAACAGAATACATAGGCGAATGTTTCTGGAAAATAGCAGAACATCTTTCACACAAAGCTAATTTCATAAATTATCCATTCAGGGATGATATGATTGGAGATGCGATAGAAAATTGCATAATGTATGCACATAATTTCAATCCAGACAAATCAAAAAATCCATTTTCTTATTTTACCCAAATAACTTATTATGCTTTCATAAGAAGAATAGAAAAAGAAAAAAAACAAAATTACATAAAGTATAAATTAGTAGAAGAACTAGACAAAGATGGTAAAGTAAAGAATGTATTATTCGAAAAATATGCTGATGATGATAAAGATAAAATGGCTCAGTATTTTTCTTTATCAAAAAATGATATTGAAAAGTTCAATTCTAATGGAAAGAAAAAGAAAAAATGAAATTAGCTATTCTCAATGATACTCATTTTGGTGCTAGAAATGATTCTTCTTTATTGATGGAGTATAGCTTTGATTTTTTTGAAAATCAGTTTTTTCCGTACCTTCAAGAAAATGACATCAAAACTATAATTCATTTAGGTGACTTTATGGATAGAAGAAAATATGTAAATTTTAACACTTTACATGAAGTCAAGAGTAGATTTTTTTCTGTCATAGAAAAAATGAATATTGAAGTTCATATGATTATAGGAAATCATGATAC